TGGTCCGCCAGTCGGAGCAGCTTTGACCTGACGTTTGTAGAAAGCGTCATCCGCAAGGGGCATCGAAATCTGTGGCCTGCGTCTGACATTGGCCAAATTGGTTGAGAGACCAACCTTGTTAAGTAAAAGGTCCAACTCAAAGGCACCTACATCAACAGGTTGGTTTTCTCTTCGACGCTGAAGCATAAGCGCTTCTTGGATAGCACGAAATGTATCAGGTGAGGAACCTAAATTTAATGCGGCTACCGCAGGATCGAGTGTATATCTTGATCGAGGAGTATAAAGCTCTGCTGCTTCTTGTACTTCAGTAAGAGGAAGTGTCTTACTCGATAGGAGATTGCTTGCGAATCTTTTGATGCTCATTATATCTACGCGTATGTCGTTTATGTGCTAGATCCCACAAACGCTGTAGACGCTCATAACGCTCATGATCTTGAGCGATAGATGCATCCCAGAGAGCGTTATCAATAGCGCTCAAAAGTTTGCCGGATTGTTGAGAGAGTTTGAATAAATCCATTTTAACAATTAGTGAGTGTCTGCCCAGGAGTTACCAATATCAGATGCAGCTGTGATCGGTACTTTGAATTTATAGTACTGACCTGCCTTAGGAGCTGCATCGACAAGGATCTTGGCAACACGATCTGCTTCTGATGGCACGACAGAGAACTGTTGTTCATCATGCACATAGGCACATCGGGTGTAATCAACGTCGTAAGTTAGTCCGGCTTCATCAAGCATCTCCTGCCCAATGACGCACCACCTTTTGCTCAAAATTGCACCTGCACTCTGAAGCAAGAAATTGAGCGAACTATGTTCTGCTCGACAATAAATAGGGCGACCATCTAGACCCTTAATGTAACCATATTCACGCACGCGCTCTTTGACAGCATCAACCAAAGGCTCAAGTCCAGGAATGGCTTCGAGAAATTTTCGACGTAATTCTTGTCCAAGACTCTTTTTGGCTGCGTCAGAATATTCAGGCTTCACAATGTGGGCCAACTTAACATCGCCAGCTCCATAAATAAACCCATAAGTTAAATTTTTCACAAGCTTCCTTGATACAGGAACCTCTGGGGTACTTACCCTGTCAGCATTCTGTTGATGAATGTCCCCATTGATGACAACATCAGCAAAGGCTCCCCCATCGAAGCGGTGGAGATAACCCCCTAAGCAGCGCAATTCGAGCCCTTCCAAATCACAACCAACCATGACATGGCCCGGATGAGGGACGAACAACTTACGTGCCCAAGGTGCAGAAACTGTCTGTCCGAGGTTGGGACCCCGATGGACATTTCGCGAAGTTTGTGTAGCAAGTATGCAGCTGTGATGGATGCAGCCATCATGCTCAATCGTGTTGAACCAGCTGTTACTTCCCTCAGAAAGCTGACCTAACCACTTTTGAAGTGTGAGTAGCCGGATGAACATTTCACACTCGTCGTGAAGCAGCTTGTTGTCTGACTGCAGTGCTTGTACCTGGATCTCACTCAGAGAAGCTTCGTCTACTTGGGGCTTGCCGGTGTTGGTCACCTTGGTGAAGCGAGCATTACGGAACTGCTGCAGTGCCCAGGCGATGTTCTGACGGCTGGTCGGATTAAACGTCTCCAGCTTGGTCAGAGGAGAGCCAGCGACGTAGCCCTTCTTCTTATCAGCACGCTTGGGGGTGAAGACCTTGCCAGGCACATAAGGGAACTTGACCAGGATCTGCCTATGTAGCTCGTCGAATTCACCTTGAAGCTCTCCACGAACTTCAATGGCACGCTCCATGTCAAAGCGAAAACCACTGCGCTCTTGGACGGCCATCAGTTCAGCCATCCGCATTTCGAGTGCGACGTAATCAAGCATCGGTTTTCTCCTTGTTAAATCCGAATGGTCCTGTTTCTTCTTTTTTGGTGACACGAAGCTGCTGAGCAAGCTCGGCCACTGACTTCATGACCTTGAGGACGTCTGTTATTTCCGCATCAGGAATGCGAGTACGGACTTCAAACATCAATGGAAAAAAGATATCGCAGGCTTCAGCGACTTCTTCGACGGTCAGGGGTGAATTATCAGCCATGGTTGTTCATCCTGTTGGCGAGATGTAGATAAAGCATGTGAGTGACCAGAGTGTCCTGCTTGCAGTACTCCAGCATTTCTGGGGTGTATTTATCCCAAGCATTTGTCTGCTTGCCATAGTCACCCTTGAAACAGCGAAGGCGATAGCCCCACGATTCCAAACTGTGTGATCCATACAGCTTGATTGGCATACCTTCTGGTTGCCGTTCAAAGTCGCGATCACGAATGTGCGGGTAGTAAAGCCTGCTCAGAACAAGCGTGTCGATCTTCTCTCCCTTGGGATCGAGATCGGGATAACGCTCCTTCAGAAGGGGGATATCAAAATTCAAGATATTGTGCCCAATGAGGACATCAGCATCCATGATTTGATGGACTCCCTTGAGCAAAGCCCGGTCGGGTTGATGGTCATAGACCATTGCCGTATCTGGATCAGATAGATCACGAGACACGATGCAATGAATCTGAGACCCTTTCCTGAGGAGACCTGTCGTCTCCAAGTCAAAAATGAGCTCAGTCTTCATCGAGGATTTCCGATGTCGTTTGTGGGTCGTAGTCGTCTGGCCTATAGGCATCAGTGAAAAGAGTGGTATCAACTTGCTGATCAAGGGAATCCTGAGCATTGACAGCAAAACGAGGATCTTCGTTATCGAAGATTGGCTCGATCGCCATGCCCACCTCACGAGCTAGTCGCGCTGCACGACGAAACTCATCCTTATAAAAGGGTTCCCAATCATGCGCCAGTACAAAGATCTGCCTGATCCCCATTAGATGGCACTGAAAAACAGAAACCGAAAATGGGTAGCGGGTGGTATAGACCACAGCACCTGTTGTAGGCGTGCCTCTTTTACAAGCAGCGGCAATTGCGTAGGAGACGCAGTCAATCTCAACTTTGGAGTGAGTCAGTAAAGAACGGCCATCGCCAATGATCTCGCGATCACGCGTGATGACACAGCCTCCTTGAATTTTTGGATGAGTGGATGCGTTGCTAACGACTTTCGCAACATCCATAAAAAACTTCTCCTTGTTTTTGATATAGGTTGGATCTCCTTTTGGACTAGGCATATCTCACATCCATACTGATTATTCCTTATATTAAGGACGTCAAATAAGACATGTGGGATATATCCATGATGTACAAGGAGTTGATTTCTGAAATGGAAACATATGACAGATTCGAGATGGAATCCAAGCACGCAGACAACGATAAGTGGCTGCAGCTAGGACAAGAAATGGTTGACCACCCACCGCATTACACAAGTGGAAGTCAAGAAGCGATTGTCACCATTGAGGATGCCATTGCTTCGGCTCCTAGTGTAGTGGTTGGTATGCTTCAAGGTCAAGCACTTAAATATTTACTTCGGCTTTGGCACAAGCAAAACGCAACACAAGATGCTCGCAAAGCCCTTTGGTACTTGAAGCGGCTCATTGAGAAGTTAGAGACTGAGATTCGATAAAATAAAAAAGCCCGCGTAAGCGGGCTAGCAGCGACGAAAGAAAATATCTGACCCGCGTATCTGTAGAGTCTCGTGTTCCAGGATGTGTGGCTTGATAAATTCAAGCGTATCAGTAGGGTCGAGGATCTGATGAGTAAAATAAAGAGAGATTCCTTCAGAAAGTTCGGGAACTGAAGGGTCATACCAGGCAATTACCTTGAGAGTTTCCCAAGGTTCAAAGTTAAGCCTGATCCAACTGTTCAGCTCTTCTAAGCGCTGGGCAGTTTTTTGTATGTGCGCTTCATGAGCCAAGCACTGGGGAGGAACAGTGCATGCATCCTTCCAGCTAAAAATCCCGTCCTTAACGATTAAACGGCAAGGATGAATTAAAGCTCCAGAAGGGAGAGCCATTAGAAAAGAAGGATCGATATGCTTTGGCATCAGATATCACCCTTGCAATCCTCGTAGTATTCGAGATCTTTGATCCAGCTGTCCCCTGCATATTCGCTGTAAATCACTCGTCCGATGTCACGGAAAGTGTCATGGAAAAGAGTTACACGATCAACATCAGAGATAACTTGATCAAGAGGGGGACCATAGATCAAGCAATTCCATGTGCTGGGGCATACGGGTTCAAATCCTTTTGCAGTGGCACGGAGTTGTTTGACACGCTTAAAAGGAATACAAACTGGATAATCCCAAATAACAGGAGATGCCCGAAGTATTTCTGATGCACTTGTAAAGTAGACAAAGCTTTTAATATGACCATTGCGATATTCGCTAATAGTCTTGTTCAGCCAAATACGAGAATTACGAACAGCTCCCTTAGGAGCCACCCATACGTTTCCATGCCATGTTTCCTGAAGAGGATTAACTTCTACAGAAGGAATAGAAGTAGCGTCCACAAGTACTTGCTGAACGGGATCAGAAGTAGGGTCATAATCAATAGACCCCATAACAGTACGTGCACGTTCAATAATCTGCGGTGTTGGATATAGAGGAAGCTTTAGTCCAGAGGATTGAAGCTTATCCGCTAAATTCTGATGCGATCGATCGGAAGCTTTCTTGGCTCCCTCCTGCTTCGAGACTAAATGTTCTTGTTCCAGCATCACTGATTAGTGTAATTAAAACATTTTTGGACCAGTCGTTATCGTCAATCTCTTCGATGAGTTTGCGGAGAAACTCAACGATTTCACTGTCTTCAGCAGACTCAGCAGCGACAATATCTTTTTCGACATCCTCTCCCGACATAAAGACGGTTGAGTCATTGCAGAGATTAATAACCAAGGAGCCTGCCCCTCTGGTATTGACTCCATTGATCGCAATATTAATGAGATCAGTCAGAATCAATTCAGCGGTGGTGGCGAGGAACTTTTGTTCCTGCTCCTTTTCATCTCCCCATTTGTCGGATTGAATTAATTGCTGGAGAAGATCTGTGCGACGAGACATTCATAACGACAAGACTCTTTAATTACATTAAGCGAGATTGTTTACTTTTGTGGATTATCTTCAGACTCTTCCCCATGATCAATTGTTTGATCAAAGAAGTGTTCTCCTTCCTCTTTTAGTTGACTGATATGAATTCCGCCAAGCATGTCGGTAATAACAGTGTCAAGGCGATCAGCAAAAGCAGCGTTTCCATCAAAGAACAATCCAGCACGCTGAGCGAGCTCATCAGAATCCATGAGTTTTTGTTCTTCCTTGAGTGCTTCTTCAACAACGTATTCAGACACCTGCTGCTTGAGAGTATGGATCTGAACAGCTAGCTCAAAGCTTTCAATATAGCTTTCATCATCTACAAAGACTCCAATATTTTGAGGAATAAGGTGAAAAGGATTGCAGCAGTACTTGTTGCCACAAGTAGTTTTGACCCCGGTGTATCCCAGATCGCCCCATGTAAACCACATAGCAACGCGCTGAGGATGATGCTGAGTGCTAGTGCTGATTCCATGTCTCCTCCATGCGAACTGTGGTTGGCCTGTCTTCTTGTTGATGCACCCATTCCAGTTCCAGCATTCATCAGGTTCACCAATGTCAACCTGTGACCAGAATTTCAAGGCACGTTTACGGTGCTTATGCAGTAGGCGAGAGATATCGAAACTCAATCGACCTTCTCTCGCGGCTGCCACGCAACGGGTACAAGCCTGATGACTGTCGTACCTTGTGCTTTGCGAAGAAAATCGCCCTACGGAATGCCCTGTGTAGATGCATAGCTCTCCATTTTCTGATGTATTGGAAAGCTGTTGTTTGCGTCGACCATAGGCATGGCCCTGGCCGCGAGATTTTGCTTCAGACATTAGCTAATAGGCTTTATGGCGTTGTAGTTACCCCCTAATTTTGGGTATTGCTCTTCAATAGGAAGAGGTTCAATCAGGGGATTGATCATGTACTCGTAACGAGTGCTGTTTTCGTACTTCAGACGAACAAGCTGAGCACGAGGTGAATAATATTCGGGACGTCCTACAACAAGTGCAGTCAGTCCGTTTGGAATGACACGGACACGTTGTCCGATCTTGATATCTTTTGCGAGCATTTATAGACATCATCTTGCCAAGTAAAGTGTAATCAAAAAGGATTCATAATGTGGTCTTCGACAACAGGATCATTTTCAGGTCGTTGCCATAGACGTACAGATTTCATATTCCCTGTTGCTTTGTCTTTGCGTGTTGTATTGAAACGACGCCAACCCAAAGTTGTTAGAACATCAGCAACACGTCGAGATGCACGGCGGTCTTGCTTCGTTGGATCCAGATTCAATGCACTGGATAGAACATCAACCGATTTAGTTTCTTTCTTATCGGATACGAATTTGGCAATGATGTCTAGCCAAGGATCAGGATCACCAAACTCCTGAATGTAGTCATTGATTTGATTGATCTCATCAGAATGGAACTCATAGCGTGTATGTTTTCTATACGCCTGAATAGCAGAAGCCCAAAGCTGGTCACGCTCCTCAGCAATACGATCAAACGGAATTAAAAAGCCGTTGGGAATTTCAAGTGGAATGAAGCGTCGGTTACCAGTACTATCAACCAAAAATTGGTTCCTATTGGTGGTTCCAATCATGATGAAACGACGCCTCAGCTTCTCAGGAAGCATTGCGTAGGGTTTTCTCGTCTCGTCGGTACGAGTTGTGATCAAGTTCTTAAAGTTCTCAATGTTCTTAATCGAGAAGTAGTTATCAATCTCTGGAAGCTCAAGTAGCCATGCCGTATGAAGGCGATACTGCTCCTTCATCAAGATCTCCAGAGGAGTAGTGACCTCTGCGAATAGATCGTTGGGAACAAGGTTGCGGCTGAACATTGACTTACCTACACCCTGGGCACCAACGAGGATTGGGATCCAGCTCATGCTGCAGCCAGGGTCATAGGCACGAGCAACGGCACCGATCATCATTCGCTGCATGATCAGCGTTGCTAGGCGATGTTCATTGCCAAGAAACTCTTTCCCACAGGTGTCCCACTGGGGGTGAGGTACTGCTGTAGATGCACATTTATCGAGATACTGTTTGATTGGGCAGAAGGTATTGATGTTTGCTGCGTAGAGGACAGCGTTCTTGCAGCGTGCTTCTGGGATAAACACACCATGCTCGACAGCAAACTTGGTGGTCATGATTTCGATGTCGTTGCCCTGGAGTGCACGACGCTGACCATTGTGATCTGTGTATTCCAACTGAGAAGTCAGGAGGTTTTTGCCCAGATCAGGTAGCAGAGTTTTGATCGTTTCAAAGTCCTGCATGCGTTCTTGCGAAAGATCGCTGGTGGTCTTCTTCGGACGGCCCCGACGCTTGGGTGCAGCATCTACATCAGGTGTGGGCTC